AATGGTAATCCAAATACTTTTTATCCAAACTTTTCTGTAAACTTACCATCATCTGGAGCTGATACTGTTTGGCATTTAGACTTTGCTACTTGGAATACTTCTACCAACGTTGGTAATTTATACGCATCAACAAGCACCGCACCATCAGCAGTATCATTCACAGCAACTAATGCTGGTGGCGGTGGTTTTAATCAACTAAGATTGTTTAGTCGTTCAGCTGGTACAGAAGTTCAATCAGGAAATATAGCGTTTGTAAAAGTATATAATGGTGTATTGTCTTTGGCAGATATACAATCTTTACACGCAACATATAAGGCAAGATTTGGATATTAAACTATGAATGATTTGAATAAAACTTTATCTGATGTTTTTGATATTGCACCAATACCAGAAGAAAAGAAAGAAAAACTTCCTACGGTGTCGGTCAAGTATAATGAGCCTGATTTAAAACAAGACCTCACAGACGCCTATCAACAATCAAAAGAAAATCTACAAGGTATTATTGACCAAGGACAAGAAGCCATGGAAGAAATACTCAACATTGCCAAAGCAGGCCAACATCCACGAGCATTTGAAGTCTATGGTGGTCTACTAAAAAATATGGTAGATGCCAATAAAGAACTTTTATCTATTCAAAAACAAATGCGTGAGATGGATGAAGAAAAGAAAAAGAATGCTGGCACAAATATTGATAAGGCCATTTTTGTAGGTAGCACAGCAGAACTCAATAAACTTCTCAAAGGAAAAGAATGAAACTTTGGGTGAATGTTTGTTTTTATTATGTAGAAGAACGATTAGAGCAGTTTAGAAAAGTAATAAAAACATTATCTGATATACCAAACATCAAACTCATTATTAACAGCAATGTTAATTTTGATTCTACTTTGCCTATTCAGGTAACAGAACTAGGCGATCCATACTGGCATACATGGGAACACAAAAAATATATGCCAGAATTCTTAGAATCCGACTATACACACTTTGTATACTTGGAAGGTAATATTCAAGTTGAAAAGAAAACATTTCTTTACTGGAACCAAACTAGGAGTTTATTTTTAAAGAATAATTTAAACTTTATACCTGCCGTTCACCGTGTTCAAAGAGATACAGAAGGTCAAGTGTATTCTTTAGATTGCACACATCTACAAAGGCATCGACCAACAATTACAGTAGAAGAACAGAAGTTTATTTCTTTATCTGAACCATATCAAGGTATGTTTATTATGGATAAAGAATTGGTCAAAGAACATATTGAATCGGATTACTATAAGTTTGGCCAAAAAGGATCATGGGGTATTCGTGAATCAGCCAATCTAGGCAATATGTTTGTTAATATACCTCCAGGTTATGGACATAGATATATGTTACCACTAAATAATTTCTCCAACACATGGGTTACACATTTTGGTACTGATTACCATGGTGATAAAAATTCACCTCACGCCAAAATAAAAATTCAGGATTTGTTCTAATGAACCAAAAAGATTCCTATAGGGACAATCCCCTACTTAAAAAGGTAGGTGTCGACCACCAGTATACCAAAGAACAGATTGAAGAATATGTAAAGTGTTCTAAGGATCCCGTTTACTTCTGTATGAACTACATTAAGATTGTAAACGTGGATGAAGGTCTCATTAATTTTAAGTTGTGGGACTTTCAAAAAGAAATGATTAATCTGTTTAAAGATAATCGTTTCGTTATCACTAAATGTCCTCGACAAGTTGGTAAAACCACCACAACAGTTGGTTATCTTCTTTGGGCAACCATCTTTACCGATTCACAAAACGTAGCCGTTCTGGCAAACAAAGGTTCACTTGCAAGAGATATTTTAGCCAAGTATCAACTGGCATATGAGAATTTACCACAATGGCTCCAGCAAGGCGTGGTGACATGGAACAAGGGTAATGTAGAACTAGAGAACGGGTCTAAGGTAATCGCTGCCTCGACATCATCCTCAGCAATCCGAGGTGGTTCTTTTAACATTGTATTCTTAGACGAATTTGCTTTCGTGCCAAACAATATTGCCAATGAGTTCTTTAACTCGGTCTATCCTGTAATCTCCTCTGGTAAGTCCTCAAAGATTATTATTGTTTCTACACCAAATGGTATGAATCTGTTCTATAAACTATGGATGGATTCAATAGAGAAACGAAATAACTATAAAAACTTTGAAATTCATTGGTCTATGGTACCAGGTCGTGATGCGGCTTGGAAAGAAGAAACCATTCGTAATACTTCTGAAAGACAGTTTGCACAAGAGTTTGAAACGGAGTTCTTAGGTTCTTCTAACACTTTGATTTCTGGTTACAAACTACAACAATTGAGGTACATGAACCCAATTGCGGAACACGATAAGATGAAGATATACGAACATCCTATCAAAGAGGGTCAGAATGAAGCCAAATCAGACCATCTTTATTGTATTACAGTCGATGTGTCTGAAGGTAAAAATTTGGATAGTTCCACATTCTCGGTCATTGATATATCTTCTACACCTTATAAACAGGTTGCAACCTATGCCAGTTCATCAATATCACCTATATTATTTCCAACGGTGATTGTCAATGCGGCTAGGGTATATAATGATGCCTATATTTTGGTTGAAATCAATAACAATCCACAAGTGGCAGACTTTATTCATTCAGATTTAGAATATGAGAACCTATTGAAGGTGTTTACTGGCAACAAAAAACCACAACAGTTGTCTGCTGGTTTTGCCAGAGGTGTTCAAATGGGACTGAAAATGTCTCCTCAGGTCAAAGCGGTGGGTTGTTCCAACCTTAAAACTTTGATTGAAGGTGATAAATTAATCATCAATGACTTTGATACATACTCAGAGTTAACCACTTTTGAACAACATAAGACATCATTTGCCGCTGCGGAAGGTGCAAATGATGATATGGCTATGACTTTGGTCATCTTTGCATGGGCAACAACACAAGCCTATTTTAGAGAAATCGTCAACCATGATTTGAGAAAACAGATTCAGTTGGAAAACATGAATCAAATAGATGAAGATGTTTTACCTGCACCTATCATAGAAGATGGTTTAAAGACCGATTTTATGGTAGAAGGCGGTGATGTATGGGAAGTTGCTGGTGGAGGTGATACATATGCAGCATATCACCATAGTTTCTTTAGGGACTTGTAAATCCTATGAATCATAAATATCAATATGGTATTTTAACTGCCAAGAACACATAATAATTCAAGGAGAATAAAATGGCGTTTCAAATCTCTCCAGGCGTAAATGTTTCCGAGGTCGACTTAACAACAGTCGTCCCATCGGTACTAACTACGGCCGGTGCTTTTGCTGGAACCTTTGCGTGGGGTCCTGCAAATCAAGTAATTCTAGTAGACAATGAGCTAACTTTCAAACAAATATTTGGTAGTCCAGATGCAAATTCGTTTGTGTCTTATTTTACTTCAGCCAGTTTCTTAGCTTATGGCAATAATTTAAGTGTTGTTCGTGCTATCAATGGTAGTTCAAACAATGCTGTTGCCAACACCTCAACTGTAAATTCCACACAAATTGCAAACGAAGAACAATACGAAAATACCATTTTAAACGTTGATAAAAATAACCTTTACGGTGCTTTTATGGCTCGTTATCCTGGTTCTTTAGGTAATTCTTTATCGGTTTCTATTTGCGCTAACACTACTTTGTTTAGTTCATGGTCATATAAATCATATTTCACATCTGCTCCAGGTACTTCAGAGTATGCATCAGATAAAGGTGGTGCAAATGATGAAGTTCATATTGTTGTTGTTGATTCAGGTGGCAAATTCACAGGTACTCAAGGAACAGTTTTAGAAGTTTATCCATTTGTATCTAAAGCATATGATGCTTCTTTAAATGGCGAAACAAATTATTACAAACAAGTTTTGTTCAATAATTCACAATATGTTTATGCTGTAGATCCTCCAAGTTATGCTACCACAAAAAATAACTGGTTTACACCAGCAGCAAATACAACCTATGTTAGTTTAACAACCAATCAAACTTTACCTTTAAGTTATGGTAATGAATCGACTGTAACAAACGGAAATTTACAAACATCTTACGATTTGTTTGCCAATAAAGAATTGATTGATATTTCATTAGTTCTAACTGGTGATGCTAATACCGTTGTTCAACAATATGTAATTGATAACATTGTCAACTCTCGTAAAGATTGTGTGGCATTTATTTCACCTCCATATAACGCATTGGATAATTCTGTTGCAGCTAATCAAATTACTGGTGTTCAAAACTGGTTAACAAGTTTGGCTCGTTCAAGTTCATATGTGGTTGCCGACTCTGGTTGGAAATATATGTATGACAAGTATAACAATACCTATCGTTGGATTCCATTGAATGGTGACATTGCTGGTCTATGTGTCAATACAGATACAGTTCGTGACCCATGGTACTCACCAGCTGGATTCAATCGTGGTCAAATTAAAAATGCTATTAAATTGCTTTGGAGTCCAAGTAAAACATATCGTGACACATTGTATGCTGCAGGTGTAAATCCTGTTGTATCTTTCCCTGGTCAAGGTATTGTTCTGTTTGGTGATAAGACACTACAAAACAAACCATCTGCATTTGACCGTATCAATGTCCGTAGATTGTTTATTGTTCTTGAAAAATCAATTTCTCAGGCAGCTCAGTTCTCGTTATTTGAGTTTAATGATGAATTTACCCGTGCTCAGTTTGTGGCATTAGTAACTCCATTCTTACGAGATGTTCAAGGTCGCCGTGGTATCTATGACTTCCGTGTTGTTTGTGACACTACAAATAATACACCACAAATCATTGATACTAACCAGTTTGT